ACCTCGATCGACACTTCCGGCAACGTCGACATGTCGCATTCGATGTAGGGGACGCGCGGCAGCTCCTGATAGCCGTGGACGTAGTCCTGGCCGGCGATCCCGGTGCGCTCGACCGGCGAGCCAGACACCGTCAGGTTGCCCTTGAGCGGATACATGTTGCCGTCGACCTTGATGGTCGCGGTGCCTGCTATCGGTCCAGCCATTGTGCTCTCCTATGTTTCGTGGATCAGGCGGCGACCCTCTGGCGCAGCATCGACACGCCGTCCTGCAGCGTGACCTTCTGAAAGCAGCGGATCGCGGATGTCGGGCAGGCGTTTACGATGTTGACGCCGCGGCTGCGCAGGTGCGGCACATAAACCGAAAAGTGTTCCGCCCATTCAGCCCAGCGCCCCGCGCTGCGCGCGCGCTGCTTTTCTCCGAAGTTGAGAAATCCGCCGTCATAGTTTCCGTCGTAGTCGAAGCCGAACAGCACGATTTCCCGCGCTCGCTTGTGGATGCAGACTTGCAGCGCGCCGAAGCTGCTGGTGCCGCCGCCGTAAATCTCGCCGGGATTTTCCGCGACGCCCAGGCCGTCGAGCCGCTTCAAAAGCGTGATGTTCTTCGATGGATACGGAACGCCCCCGACCTGATCCGGGGGCACGGCCCAATAGACGCGGCTTTGCACGCCGGCGAGCCGATCGCGCCACTCTATGTACCGCGCCATATTGACGCCGAAACCCGCATCGGCCCATGGGATTTCGAACACCGTGCGCTTCACGGCGAGAACGTGCGCGCCGCGCAGCCGCTCGAAATCGAACCCCAATAGCGATGGCCCGCCGCCGATCACGGCAACGGGCTTGTCGTCCCAATAGGGCTTCGCTATTTTGCCGAACGGGTCCGCCATTAGGGTGCTCGATTTCCTTTGGCCTGATTTTCCCTTGCTGGGATCTTGCGTTGATCCGCCCACGCGGGCGTGGCACAGTTCGCGCCGTTTGGCTTCGCGCGACATTCGGTCGCTAAACCACGCCACTCCTTTTTCTTGAGGGCAACGAAAAACTCCGGTGTTGCCGGGAATTCTTCGCCACACTTTTTGCACTGCCTTTTCATACGCGCAACCTTTATGCAGCAATGGCTGTATCCACGCCCCTATTATACTGAAGGCGAAACTGGGCTAACACCGCAAAAACACGGAGTTGATTCACGAGATCGGGCGGATAGAGAACGTTAAGGCGATTCGGGTCGTTGCTGTCTCTTTCCACGATTAGATTGGTTTTGAATGCGTCTCCGTTTTCTGTAAGACCTAAGAATTCGTCCTGGCGATACTGCGAAATCAGCTCTGCCTTGATGGTTTTCGGCGTCACGATCGCCTGCCCGGCGCCGAACCGCGTGCCATCATCGGCGAGTTTCGAGCGCGGAAATTTCGAGGTTATCGCCTGCCGCTGACGCCGGAACAGCGCCGATAGCGTGGCGAGCGTCGGCACCAGCTCGTAAGCGTCGTCGCCCTGGCCGTACAAGTTGAACTGATAGGTGGTCGTCTCCCGCAGGATACCGGGCGTTCCTGCGTCGCTCGCCGCCTGCGTCGCGATGCCGACGCCCGAGAGATCGTTGCACTGCTTCTTGTTGAACCGCTGATGCTTGGGCGCCGGCAGGCAGCCGTCGAGGCTCAAGGTCTGCAGAGGTCGCGCCGGATCGTTCAGCAGCGCGCGCGCGGCCTTTGCGGTGTACGCCGCGGCCCAGCACCACGACGGCGTCGGCGAATGGTGCTCGACGCCCATGATCGAGAGCACGCCGCTGTTGTTGCTCGGGCCGTACTCCATCAGATCCATGTAGCCGGTGTTGTCACCGGCAGCGGTCACGCCGATCCTCGCCCCGAACACATGGCCGTAGAGCTGGCGCATCCACCCCCATCTGCCGACGTCGCTGAAGCCGTATTCCGTTTCGAGCAGCGCCAGCGTTGTGCTGTCGGTGTAGCCGGTCGCCACGTACTCGTAGATTTCATCGCCCAGGTTTGCGAGCGCTTTGGTGATGTCCACCGTGCCGGTACCGCTGCTGAGCTTGTTTCCGGTCGGGACCGTGATGCCGAGCCCGAATGGCACCTGCTCGGCCGCGAGCAAGCCGCCATAGGCAAGCCGCACGTCGATCTCGTTTGCCTCGACGCCCTTCCACTTCGATGTCAGCGTCACCACGCCTGCTGCCGCGGCTGCGACGACCGGCATCGAGGGGTCGGCGTTGATCGCCGCTGCGATGTTTGTCCCGGTCACGTCGACCGTCTCGCCGGCGGCGACAAAAACCTGAACGCGTCGGCCGCCGATGTAGACCGGGAGCGTGCCGGCGGAAGCTGCTGGCGTCGTCACCGTGATGGCGCCGGTGGCGACGACGCCCGCGGTCGCCTCTGCGATCGGAAGCACCCACAGCTCCTGCGCAAAATTGTTTTGCGTGAAGAACTGCACCATGGCGTCGAGCATCGAGCCGTAACCGAACAGCACGCGCGCATCGGCTTGCGACGGCACCGGAATCGGCACGTCGGGGATCGCGGTGCCGTTTGGGAGCATTGTGCCGATTATCAGGGAGGTTAAACGCGAGCGCGGATACCCCGCCATGCTTGGATCCACCTCCACCCAAAACAGTGGCATGCGCCAGTTTGACGGGATGCTGTTGAAAGATACGGGCATCGCGCGATCTCCTTCTCAATTCGGCTTTTGCTTTGCGGTCTCGTCGACGTCGTACTGGACGATGACCTGTTGAATTTCGGCAGGATCGGTTTGCGCCGTTGGATAACGGCTCTCGACGTGGAGGGTGTTGAACCAATCGGGGATATTCGGCGGGAATATCGTCTGGCCGAGCGTCACGACCCAAAGGCTGCGGATTTCGTACAGCGTAGTTTCGCCGATCTTTGCGACTTGCGCTTCTTCGTCCATGCTCTCGAAGCCGTTCGACATATTCACGAACAAAGGATTGCTGAGCAGCATGTCTTCTAGTTCTTCCATGGTGTCGTGAAGCGCCAACACGTCGTCCTGCGTTGCTGTCGGCGCGTGAATTCCAACGGAGAACCCCAGCGTCAATTCCCTCTGGAATTTCGGCTCGGCTTGATTCGACTGGCCCCACGCCACGCTTTTGCGGCGCCCTCGATAGATGCCGAGCACCGGCAAGTCCTGCGGCGTCACTTGCAGCATCGGCGTCTTGCGGTAGGTCTTGAACCGCGCGCCGAAGCCGGCGACCGCGAGATCGAAAGCGGCCTTGTGCACCTCGGATGCGGTGTTGCCGTAGTTGATCATCCGGGCGGCTCCTGCGTGCGCAGCAAGAGCGTGATGCCGCCCTGGCCGTCCCAATCGCTGTCGCCAATCCAGTATTTGTTGCCGAACGCCGGATGCGTCGGTTCGGTGATTTCGACCATGTCGCCGCGATCGGGCACCACGGTGAAATCACGCGCGCGGATGCCGAGCGAGGTTTGCTGATCGGAAAAGATGACCTCGTCTTCCATCTGCACGTCGAGCGGCGCGGACGAAAACACTCCGCGCGCCACGACCGGGGGCGCCCCGGGGCTGCTGACGGTCAGCGTAAAGCTGCACGCGACGCAGAAAATCCCCACGGTCCTGTCGAGCACCAGGGCGTCTAAATCCACGAGCATTGCTTTTCCCTAAGTCGAAATCGCTATTGCGAATTTGCAGTCGACCGCTTGCTTCACCGGAACGTCCCGCGTTCCCGATCTCAGCTTGATGAAGGCGACGGCGCGCGCCCATGCCTTGTCGATTACGATGCCGCTGTTCTCTCGGGCCGTGATCGAGATTTCGAGTCCCTCGTCATCGAACAGGTCGCTATAGAAATTTCCGTCCGTCGAGACTTGGAACGTCATTTTGTGGGGCATGTTGCCCTTGGTGTATTCTCCCGGCACCGTGATGCGGACGATGGTGCCCGCCGAGCAATCGACGCCGTCCGAAAGCGATTCACCCGCCGCGATGGTCGGGCCGTCGATGATGGCAAGTGGCATCGTTATCTCCCGCAGTTTCAGCCAGTATTCGAGATCAGGAATGCGTCCCCTTCAGCAGCGCCAGGGGGCGCGAGCAGAAGTTGAGCGCGTTCATCTGCGTGTCGATGTTGACGCCCTTGTCGTTCTCCATCGGGTATTGCTTGACGTAGCGCGGCAACCCCATCGTGTTGACGGTTTCGATGTAGTCGGCGGGGGCATAGATGGTTGGGAACAGGTTCGGCACGCCTGTCGGATAGAAATAGGCGGCGTCGGTTTCGACCATCGGGGCGCCAGAGACATAGCCGCGATAGTTGGTCCACAGAATTCCGCCGAACGCGAACGAACCCCATGCCTGACCGCCCGAAATGTACTGACCGCGCAATTCGGACGCGTCCATCATGTTGAGATAGGTCGCGCGAACCTCTTGGGCCATGATCAGGGCATCGAAGAAAGCATCGCCGCAAATCGCTTCGACGCCCGTGAAGCCCTGGCCATCGAGGTTGTTGCCCATCGTGCGGATCACGGTCGCACATTGCTGCCTGATCGCGCCGGTCGCCGTCGCTGCGCCCAGGACGAAGTTGATGGCCGCCGGCGGCGTGATTCCGTACTCGTTGAACAGGTTCAACGTCGTGCCGTCCGCATAGGTCACGATGCCCTTGACGGCGCCGACCCGGCTGTATTCCTGGGTGTATTCCAGCGATTGACCGGCGGTCTGCATGCGTTCGCCGACCTTCGTCATCACCGCTTCGGTGCCGGTCTCCTGGCCGAACGCGCGAACGCCCTGAACTTCCTCGGCCATGATGGCGTCGTTTATTTCGAAGTGCGGGACGCCCAGAGCCCGCATCGTGCGCCGGGGCTTCGGCATGGTCTGGCCCGGGCCGCCGCGCGGTGTCGGCCTGACCACGGTGAGGATGTTGTTGTGCTCCTCGATCGCGACCGTGGTCGTCGCCACGGCGATCTCGTTGAATAGCCCCCTGCTTCCGATATACCCGGGGACGAATTTCAGGTTGTTGATTGCGATCGAGAGCGGGATTGTGCCGAAGGCATCGCCGCGAAAGATATCGAGCATTTCCGTGATCCCTTGTTGGATGGACGCTCGCTCAGGAGCGGACGATGATGTTGTGGGCCGCAAGCGCTCTTGCGATTGCCAGCTTGTCGGCGCCGGTGATGGTCACCGGGTAATAGAGAAGGTTGGCGTTCACCTCGGCGTTGCGCGTCAAAACCGCGATGTTTGCGTTGGCGCCATTTGTGGTGACGCCGTAAATCGCGATGCCGTCGCACGCGGTGTCGGTCGTGACGTTCGGAGCGAACACCGCCGGCGCGGTCAGAGTCGCCTGCGTTGCGATCTTCAGCGTCTGGCCGATCTTCACGGATCCCGGGTCCGCGATGGTGCCGACATCGCGCGACCCATGACCGTCCGCTTCCGACAGAATGAACTCGGCCGGGTGCGACGTTTCGGTCTGAACCGGAAACTGCGGCGTGCCGACGAGAAGATTGATCTGGTCCTGCTGCTCCGCGACCAGGCCCTTTGTCTCGTCATCCTTGGCGCGTTCATCCGGCGTCATCGCGGCGCGCTTGTCGTCCTCCGCCGCACGCTCGGCGGGGCTCAGCGCCGCGCGGCGCGCATCTTCTTTCCGTCGCGCCTCTGCGTGCTTGCGCGCAGCGGCGATCCGCTCTTCATTTGCCTTGTATTCGTCCGCACGGAGTTTTTCGTCTGCCTTGAATGCAGCCGCACGACGTTCATCAGCCCTCTTGTCCGCATCCGCGCCAATCGCCGCCTGATGCTTGGGCTCTGCTTTTGCATTTTCAGCCATTTGAAACTCCTTCTGGCTTCACTTCCTCAAACGGGCGTTGATTTTGTCGGTGATCTTCGACCACGCCGTCGCGGCGACTTGCGCAGGCGGCAACAGCGGATGCTGCGGCATCACCGACGGCTCGTCGGCGCGGGCCAGCAGCTCCTTGCGCACCTGCTCGACCGGCGTGCCCGCGCGCACGTAGGCGCCGACGCGTTCGGGCGCGCGCGCGAGAGCGCAGAGATCGGTGATGCTGTCGACGTAAGCCTTGTGTTCGGCGGCGCCGGTCTTCTTGGCGGCGTTTAGGTTGATCAGCTCGGCGGTGGGCTGCTGCTCGGGCTCGGGCTCGGGCTGCGGGACTGGATCGGATGCCGGCAGCGCGGGAGGAACCGGCTCCGCTGCCGGCACCGCCGCAGGCTCTGGGGGTTCGGTTTCATCGTCCCCCGCCAGGGCCTGCAGGCGTGCGGCCGCTGCCTTGGGTAACAGCCGCAACGGGAATTTCGCCGCCATCGTGATTGGCGCGGTGACCTCGTCGGCGAAGCCAAGCGACTTGGCCTCGTCGGCATCCATCAGGCGATCCTCTTTCATCAGCGCCTTTACCTTCGCCTGGGTGGTCTTGGCGCGGCTCGCGTAGGTGGCGGTCAGCGACTTGTCGATGCGATCGAGATCGTCGGCGAGCGCGCGGATGTCGTCGGCGCTGCCCATGGCGAAGCCCGACGCGCCGTGCACCAGCATGAAGCTGTTCGAGGGCATGATGATCTTGTCGGCCGCCATTGCGATGAAGCTCGCTGCCGACGCCGCGATGCCGTCGACATGGGCCGTCACAGTCGCCTTGTGATTCTTCAGGGCGTTGTGGATGGCGACGCCATCGAACACGTCGCCGCCCGGCGAGTTGATGCGCAGCGTGATGTTGCTCACATCGCCCAGGCCGTTGAGGTCGTCGAGAAACTGCTTTGCGCTGACGGTGTCCTCGCCCCACCATGAGCGTCCGATCTCGTCGTAGATGACGATCTCTGCGGCGGCTTCCTCGGCTTTCATCTGAAACCACTGGCGCATGTGGGTGCTCCCTATGCTGCCTCTGCCGCGTCCGACGCCGCCTGATCGGCCGCGTCCTGCGCGTCTGCCTCGGCTTGGTCGGCCGCGGCCTGATCGCTCGGCGACATCGGCTGAGTGGCCGCCGCGTAAACGACGGGGAATGTGAGATCGAGGCTTTCTGCGCGCTCCGCATCCGCGGCAATGCGCTGGTCGGTTTCCTCGGGGTCGGAACCCTCGGCCTCGATCACGTCGCTGCGGCTCTTGAAGCCCGCATCAACGGCAAGCTTTTCGGCCTGACGGTCCTTCAATGGATCGACCCAATCGTTGCGCTGCGGAATCCATTTTGCGGCCTGATATGCCGCTTGCGCCGCGAGGTAGACGCCGGATTCGAGCGGGAGCGCCTGGGCCAGGACCGCGGTGTCGAGCCAGCGCCGCCAGATCGGCCTGCACATCTGGAAAACGAAGATGTTGTGTTGAAACTGTTCGAGCTTGCGCCGGTATTCGACGATCGAGCCGCGCAGAGAGCTGTAGTTCGCGCGGCGCAGGTCGCTGGTGCACAGCGAATATGGAATGCCGAGCGCGCTGAACACCGCGAGCTGCTGGCGATACTGAAACGCCTCGTAGGTGCCGCCGACGTCGGCGGGCTCGGAGAACTTGATGTCCTCGCCCGGCAGCAGCGTCTGCAGGGTGCCGGGCTCGAGTCCCGACAGCGAAATTCCGTCCTGGCCGCTGCTGTCGTCGTCGCCGTCGATCGGAATGACGTCCTCGGGAGCCGCCGACGTGATGAAGCCGGCGAACATCGCGGCGATGCGCTTGCGCTCTAATTCCGCATCATCGTACTGATCGAGGAAGAACAGCCGGATGAGCGCGGGCGTGATGAGCGGCACGCCGCGCATCT